CTCTCCGACGGACGCCCCCTCTCCGACGGACGCCCCCTCTCCGACGAACGCCCGCTCTCCGACGGACGCCCCCTCTCCGACGGACGCCCACTCTCCGACGAACGCCCCCTTTCCGACGGACGCCCCCTCTCCGACGGACGCCCGCCCTCCGACGGACGCCCCCTTTCCGACGGACGCCCCCTCTCCGACGGACGCCCGCTTGTGGACCCACCCGAGCCCGAGAGGTTTCCAGTCCTCGGCTTTTGCGCCGGGGTGCCTGGCCAGCACCCAGGGGGGTGCGGTTGCTTCAACGACGGCAGGCGGCTCGTTCATGGGCTCCTTTCGGGTCTGGGTTCGCCCGGCGCGTGCAGCGACCGTGCCGCCGCGGGTGCGCCGGTGGGTTAGGGGAAAAGGGTCGTTTGCGTCGGGACGGCCGTCACAACCGGGCGGCCGGGGCGTCTCCGCCTTGGAAGAGGGAGATGCGGGGCGATTTCAGGGGGCGACGACTTCGGCTTCGCACCCGGCGGGGGACGCGGGGAGGTCGAGTTTGAGGTACGCGTAGACCGCCTCGCGGAGGAGGACCTCCTGAATGATGTCCTCCTGGGCCGCCAGCATTTTCAAGGCGCGCTTCGCCTCGGGCCGGACGCGAAGCCAGAGGTAGCTTGTCGCCAGGGGGTCCGTCGGGTTCGCTCGTTTCGGCAGCTTCCGGGCCAAGTCGGGGTTCCTCTCTCTTGCTCGAGGACGTTGCCCACGACGCACGAGAATAGTGCGTGATTCGCAACACGTCAAGCGTCAGCCGCACAAAAAGACTGGGATGCCAAAGCCGAATTGCGGAAGCCGTTATACCGTTGTCAGATGAGCGCATGGAAAATCTTCCCCGGAAGGTGCTTCTCGCGCTGGAAACGATGGGCCGGTCCCAGTCGGCGGCGGCGAGGGCGGTCGGCATGCAGCCGAGCCAGTTCAGCCGCGTGATGAACGGACAGGGGAAGTTGACCGCGGACCAGCTTTTCACGCTCTCCCGCTACCTGGGCGTTTCGATGGAGTACCTCGCCGACGACGGGCTGGACTCCGACCGCGGCGGGGCGAAAACGCCCGCGGAAGATGTCCTTTCCTACGACGAGCGGCACGTTTTGACGGTGTTTCGCGATCTTGGTCTTAGCAGGGCCGAGGCGACCCGCCGGCTCTCCGGCCGGGAGGCGAGCCCTCCGGACGAAGGGCGGGCAGGATCCGGAGGGGCGGGGAGTCAGGCGGCGAAGTGAGGAGGCGCCCCGAGAGCTTCCTGAGCGCCTCGGTACGCGTGATGCCGTGGTCCCGCATGAACTGGACCACGTGCCACTCGTCTGCCGTGAGGGCGGCGGGGCGTGTCGCTTCGTGCATGGCTGGCTCCTCGGACCGCCGGAAAGATGAAGCTTTGCGGAATCTAAGACCCGATTCTCCGTGATTGCAATCGCGTGACGCCGGCCCGCCCCGATTTCCACGGTTTCCGTCCTTGATGAGAGCGAGCCCCTGATGCCGATCACCGTCCCCTGTCCCTGTGGCAAGAACCTGACCGCCCCCGACGGCCTGGCCGGTAAGCGGGCGAAGTGCCCGTCGTGCGGCGACGCGGTGGAAGTCCCGCTTCCGGCCCCGCCGGCCGGACCGGCCCGCGAGCCGGGCTCGTTCGCGCGGGGCTGCCTCGTGGCGGTCGCCGCCTTCTCGGCCCTGATCGCGGTCGCCGGGGTCGTCAACGTCCCGACCGGGTCGGGCGTGACGGTCCTGGAGCTCGAGTACCACGCCGGGGGCGTCCGCACGGCCGCCGTCTGCCTGACCGTCGCCCTGGCGGGCCTGGCGGCCTCGAACCCGCGGCGGCCCTCCTGAGAGACGCCGGCCCCCCCGCGGGGCCGGCCTCCGTGTCCAGTGCATCCACACGTGTCCGGTTAGTCGACCGCCCCGACGCGGCCCCCCTCGTCCTCGTGCCGGCGGCCGAGCCGCGCCAGGGCCTCCTCCCGCCCGGCCTGCTCGAGCTCCCACTGGGCCTCCTCGCGGGCCTCCACGAGCTCCTGCCACTCGCGGTCGCCCTCCTCCGCCCACCAGGCCCGGTCGGCCGCCGTCGGCTCGAACGGCCTCGCCGCCGCGGCGGCCAGGGCGGCGACCTCGGCCGCGTTGGCGGGGCCGCGGTCGCCCCAGTGGTCGCGGCGGAAGCACGCGAAGGCCAGGGCCTCGGCCGCCGCCTCGTCCTTCACCTCCGGGGCCGGGGGTTCGTCCGGGCCGAAGAACTCGGCCATCTCGGCCGTGACCCGCTCGTCGACCTCGCGTGCCCACGCCGCGTAATCGGCGAGGTCCTCGGGGGTCGGTTCCTGATCGCGCTGGAAGTCGGCGCCGCCGCCGTGTACATTGGTCATCGAACGCTCTCCTGCTCTTCACCGGGGTACGGGTTGCCGTTCTCAGGGGCCGGCCGGGTTCTCACCCCGGCCGGCCCCGCCTCTTTCCTCTCACCCGATCTTCCAGTCCACCTTCTCGCCCTTGACCGTGCAGACGTGCAGGGTGCCGATGTAGACCCGGGCGACCTTGTTCAGCTCGCCCGCGTGCTCGATCGCCCCCGCCAGCGTCCCCCGGTGCTCCGTCTCTTTCCGGCCGGTCCTGATCGCGTAGGTGTCCATCTCTCTCTCCTGTCTCGGGGCCTCTTTCGTCTCACCCGTCCCACGCCATGAGTATAGGCGACGCCTATCCGGTCGTCAAGCCCACGTTTCCGGTTTTTTTCCCGGCTTGTCTGTAGGCATCGCCTAGCCTATACTTGCGGCGTGCCCCGAGCGGGCCGGGAGGCAAGCATGGCGAAGAAGAAGGCGGCACCGCCCAAGGGTGTGACGGGGCCGAAGGCGAACGGGCTGGTGATTCGATGCTCCGACGAATGGCGGGCATGGTTGAGCCGCCTGGCAGACCATGACCAGAGCAGCATGGCCGAGGTGCTGACGCGGGGCGCACAGGCGTACGCCAGAAAGGTCGGCTTTACGGAGGTAGCGCCCCGGCGCTGACGGTCGGTGACCTACATCGCCCCCGCCCGGCATTCCAAACAGTCCCGCAGCGTCACCCGCCCCGGCGTGCGGCCCCGGCCGGCCGCGCAGGCCGTGAGCTCCCCGCACCGGCACCCCTCGGCCTGGAGCGTGTGGGGCAGGACGGGGCCCCGGTCGGGGCAGTCGCGGACGCGGGCGAGGAGCTCCGACCTGTCGGGCCCGCGCGTGACGGCGGCCGCCGGCGTCTCGCCCCGGGCGATCGGGCCGCAGACCGCCTCGGCGTAGCCGGGGTAATAGGCGGGGTGGCCCGGGTCGCACAGTTCGAGGTACCGGCGCACGCCGGTCAACTCGTACGCGCGAACGGCGTCGGGGTGGGTGGCCATCACGGCGTGTACGTCGCGTTCCCGACGAAGGGCGGCGGGTTCAGCATACCGGGTGACGTTGCCGGGAAAGAAAATACGGCGTGGAGCGGGGACTCCCGGTAACTCACGAGCGTCCCGTTGACCGTCGCGGTCGGCGCCCCGGGCAAGTTCGCCATCGAGCCGGTGCCGACGAACGTCCCGGCAAAGGCGCCGCCGAAACAGGCGTCTTCCCAGACCTGGTAGCTCGCCGACGGGCAACCCGGGGTCGAGCCCGAACCCGAGCACGAGAAATTAAACCTGACCTTGAAAGTCGGGGACGCGTTGCAGTTGACGCCGGGGTCCAGCCGCGCGGCCTGGCCGTGCGCGTCGGGCCACTGGAAATCGGCCGTCCAGTTGCCCGCGAACGGCACCAGGGTGACCGTCTGCCCGCCCGCCGTGAGGGTGACCGGGGTCGGCCACCCCGAATCGTCGCAGCCTCCCATGTAGATAACAACGGTATTTCTCCCGCACGCCGCCGTGACCGGGACCGTCGTCGCCGGCAGGGCCGCCGCGGCGGCCGTGACGGACCACGCCCCCGTCGCCCCGAGCAACAGGCTGACGAACCCCGAGCCGTTCGTCGTCCCGCTCACGGTCGTCCCGCCCTGAACCGCGCTCACCGCCGCGCCGCCGACGGCCGCCAGGCTGTTGCAAGGGTCTCGGACCGTCACGTCGAGGTACGTCGTGGCGGGGTCGCAACCGGCCCCCACGCCCGCCACCCACCGCCCCCCGACCAGCCGGGCGACCAGGACGTCCCCGACCGCCGGCACCTTGGGCCCGATCACCAGGACGACCCCCTGGCCCGACGCCGGCGAGAGCGTGCCCGTGCCCCCCTCGGCCTCCGCCCCCGAGGCCGTGACGGGGTGGAAGGCGAAGTAGCCGGGGACGGACGACGGCATGAGGCCCGCGTTGAAGACCTGCGCGAGCACCGTCGCCCCGCCCCGCGGCGGGTCCGGCGCCCGGTCCAGGTCGTCCCGGAGGGCGGCCTCGCGGCGGCGGAGCCGCCGGAACTCGGACTCAGCCGTCATAGCGGAAGACCCACCGGGCCCCCACCAGGGCGGCAACGAGGTACGTCCCGGAGGGCGGCGCCGCCGTGCCCAGGTTCAGCGCGAAGAACACGGGCCCCGACGCGGAGAGCGACACGGCCCCGCCCTCGACCTCGGCGCCCGCGGCGGTGGCCCACTGCACGGCGAAATACACGCCGGCGGACGTCGGGTAGGTCGCGACGGTGGTCGTCCGGACGATCAGGGCCGGCGCCGTGCCCGAGACGTCCGCCGTGGCGCGGTCGGAGTCGTCGGCCAGCTCGGCGTAGCGGCGCCTCAGGCGCGTGGCCTCGGAGCTAGACGTCGACGCCTCCCTCCTCGACCCGGCCCCGCCGCCGAGGCGGCGGCTCGGCCCTGCGGTCGGACAGACTGAGCGTGGTCGTCTGCCGGCCGTCGAGGTCCCAGGTGATCCCCACGACCGACGGGTACACGGGGCTCTCCCCCTGCTCCGCGGCCGCGTTCGAGCGCAGCGACACGCCCCGGCCGGCGACGGCGTCGATCCGGTCGCCGACCGCGTACGCGGTCGAGAGCCGGGGGATCGTTACCGTGCCGGCGAACGTGCCCAGCTCCCCGGCGCGGCGGCTCGCGTCGGCCTGGGCCTTCGCCAGGTCGGTGTCGTCGACGACCGCGTCGTCCCGGTCCCCCTCCGGCGAGAGGATCGACCACCGGGAGATGATGACCTTGTGGAACCGGTCGCGGCCGTCGACGCGGCGGGTGACCTGGAACGACGTCGGCGACGCGGCCCGGCGCTCGGCGATGACGCCGGACCACCTGTCCGCGTCGATGGAGCACAGCAGCGCCCACCGGGGTCGTTGCAGGGCCGCCGTCGGGTCGGCCGTCCACTCGACGTTGTTAAACTTCCCGGCCGCGAGCTGGGGGAGCACGGAGGCCGGGTCCTTGACGCCGACGCTGAAACTGTTGGGGTCCTCCATCGTCAGCACGAACCCGAGCCGGTCGTCGAGGAGCTTCCACTCGCCGAAGTCGAGCCTCTGCCAGGTGCCGGTCCCGTCCCACACGCCCGGCTCGGGGCCGGCGTAGTCGAACGACGCGTAGAGGCACGCCCGCAGCGGCTTGCCCTTGTCGTCCTTGCTCGCCAGCGTCGAGACGCCCGGCCGGCGGCGGTGCGCGAAGGGGCGGTCCTGTTCCCCGTCGGGGTTCAGCACCGGGGCGAAGTCCCCCAGGTCGTTCGTCGTCGCGTCGCCGCCAAAGTCCCAATGGCCCTCCCCGACCTCGTCGAACCCATAGAGCCGGTACTTGTCGCGGTTCGGGCCGATAAAGTTCTGGCTGTTGCTCCTGTACGGCGAGTTTTTGCCGAGGCCGGTCGTCGCGTCCCCCGCCGCCACCTCGAACAGCGGGGCGCAGACGAACAGGGCCTCGTACCGGTCGGGCGCCGCGTCGACGGCCACGCGGTTCACGACCCCGGCGCCGTCACGCGCGAGCGAGAGGCCCCCGACGTTCGTGTAACCGGGGTCGAGCGGGTTGCCGGCCGGCTGGAGGGTGACTTCCTTGACGGGGCTGGCCGCGAGCGAGCTTGGCACCGGGTCCTCGCGCCAGACCTTCCACGACCACGCCGGCTCGCCGCTAGAGTCGGTCGTGAGCGTCCACCGGAACCGGTATCCGTGCGGCTCGATCAGCCGGCAGAGCGCCGACGGCCACGCCTCGCCGGTCACGTCGACGTCGGGCACCGTGATGTCTTCGTACTCGAACGAGGCGTCGTCCTCGCCGTCGATGACCCCGTCGTCGTTCGTGTCGACGGGGCGCACGGCCTTGAGCACGCTGTCGAGGTACGTCAGGTCCCCGACGGGGACGTACGTCTCGAGGTCGTCGCCCTGGGTGACGACGTACCGGGCGGCCATCGAAAGCGTCCAGGCCCGGATGTCACTCGAGGAGATCGTGTTGGAGGGCCAGACCGGGCCGAGGAAGACGGGGTACTGGGCGGGCGCCTCGCCGCTGTCCTGGTTCTTCGGCGAGGCGTTCGGGCGGCCGTCGGGGTTGAACCGGGCGGGCAGGCCCGTGGGCGTGTCCGACCCCGGCCTGTCGGGCACGTCCGCGTCGCGGTAGATCGCCCCCGCCAGCGGGTAGTCCCACTCGCGGAAGGGCGTCCCCAGCGCCGCGAAGCTGACGGTCTCGGTCTCGGCGTCGAGGTCGGCCTGGGGCGTCATGGCGAACCCGTCGAAGAGGATCTCCGAATACCCGTCCTCCCGGAAGGCGAACACGCAGAGCCGGTCGTCCACCAGGACCACGCCCGGCCCGGCCGAGTCGTAGGGGTAGACCTGCTCGAACCGCGAGGGGTCGGGCGGGTCGTACGGCGCGAGGTCGACGTCGACGAACGAGTACCGGAAGCGGGCGCTCGGCGGGTCGCTCCCGTCCCGCCATTCGATTTGCAGGCAGCGGACGTTGGGCAGGAGCTCGAACCGCGCGTCCTCCTCCGCCTCCGGGTCGTAGCGGAACACCCCGATCGTCGCCGAGGGGCGCGCGAGCGGGACGTCGCCGGGTCCGGGTTCGTAGGACGTGGAGCCGGGCATCGCTTAAGCCGACCCCTTCATGAGGCCCGCGTTCACGAGCGCCGCCCGCATGGCGGCCTGGAGGCGGGCGAGGCTGGCGAAATTATTATTGATTGTGTTGCTGACGTCGCCCGTGTTCGTGACCCCGACGGCGGCCAGCGTGAACGACGCCGTGCCGCCGGTCGAGTCCGTGACCGCGGCCTGGTTCGCGCCGGCGGGCTGGACGACGGGGGCGGAGCCCCAGAAGGCGACCTTTTCGCCGACCGCCCCGCCGACCACGACGCCGTTGGCCGTCCCCGTGTGGAGGGTCACGACGCCCCCCGCGTCGGCGAACGTCCCGCCGGAGAGGGCGAGGTAGACCGTGCCGCCGCTGGCCCCCGAGCTGACCAGGCCGACCCGGGAGTCGGCGACCGAGGTCACGGTCGAGGTCCCCGCGGCCACGGTCGCCAGCCGGACGTGGAAGGTCGCGGCGGGGAAGCCGGTCGTGTTCACCGTCAGCGTCCCCGAGTCGGTCAGGTAGACGTAGTTCGTGGCCGAGGCCGTCACCGCCTGCGTGGCCGTCCCGGCGTAGCTGACGAGCGTGCCGTCCGATTTGCGGAAAAAGCCCGCCGAGACCTTGACGTTGAGCGTGGCCGAGGGGCTCTCGGCCGCCGCCACCGCCAGCGACCCGAACGCGGCCGCGGCGTCGATCAGGTCGAAATTACTGTTCAGGACGACGTTCCACGCCGCGTCGTTGAGCGCGGGCTTGCCCAGGCTCGTGTTCGTCGTGTAGCTCGTACTCATCGCGCGGCCCTCCCCTTATGCCGGTGACGCCAGCCAGGCGAGTGTTACGTAAGGCGCCCCGGCGCCGGCCCCGACGCCGTAGCCCCCCGCGCCGTAGCCCCCCGACCCGTAACCCCCGCCGGTGCCGTAGCCCCCCGCGCCGTAACCGCCGGTGCCGTAGCCCCCGGCCGCCGTGCGCCCGAGCGTGTACCGGACCCTCTTCCCGTCGGAGCCCCGCGCCGGGGGTCGGGGCGGCCCGGCGACCGCGGCCGAGGTCGTCCGGAGGGCGCCCTCGTTGCCGGCCGAATCGAACGGCACGACCGCGAAGTCCCAGGACCCGGGCTCTAGCGGCGGCGACGTCCAGGAGTACCTCGCCGCGGCGGCGCCGTACCCGCCCGCGCCGTAGCCGCCCATCCCGTAGCCGTCGGTCGCCAGGCCGGCCGAGTACGCGGCGACCGTACCGACGGGGCTCGCGTAGGAGACCGCGCCGCCGGGGGCCGCGCCCGAGTAGACGTGGTAGCCGGCGATCGCCGGGTCGAGGTACGTGCCGCCCGCCCAGGTCAGGGTCACCCGCCGGCCCCCGCCGGGGGCCGCGGGGAGCGAGGCCGAATGGTCGGCCGTCTCCTCGGAGGCCGGGACGACCCCGACCTCGACCTGGACCGGCGTCCGCGGGTAGGGGACGTGGCACGAGGCCCGCGTGCCGTGCCAGGCGAGCCGGCCCCCCAGATAGACCTGGTAGACCGACCCCGCCGGGGCGGACGACCGCCACGCGACGGCCAGGTCGGCGTCGCGGCGCGTCGCGGTGACGTCCAGAATGGGGGACTGGGAGAAGCCCATGCTCGTCTTAAGAGAGGTGCCGTAGGCGGATTGTGTACGGGCGGACGCAGAGATACCCGGCGGTCTGGCGGACGCGGCCCTGGGGCTCGAACGACTCGAGCTTGACCTGCGCCCACGCCGTCCCCGAGTTGTCGACGAACGTATACGCGTAGCCGTCGTTGTAATTGCGGACCGTCGCCTCCGCCGCCGCCAGGCCGCCGACCCCGGGGCCGTAGAGGATGCCGGTCACCGTCGTGAACCGCCCCCGCAGGCCCTGGTCGAGCGACTCGATGCCGGAAAGGCCCGGGTAGGCGTTGTCCTGCGCCGCGCGGGGGTTGTCCGCGGTCACGCAGCTGACACTGGCGCCGAAGATGTTCTGGCCGTCGAAGATCGCCACGTCTGATTATGCCCTCTCGGCGTCTGATTATGCCCTCTCGGCGTCTGATTATGCCCTCTCGGCGTCTGATTATGCCCTCTCGGCGTCGAGGATCGCCCTTGTTGTGACCTCCCCGAGGAGGGCGTCGACCGCCTTTTCCCCGTCCCGCCCCAGGTCGTAGAAGTGCCGTTTCGGGCGGTTCGGGGCGCCCTCCTCGGCCTGCTCGACCTTGAACTGCGTGTACGTGTCGAGGCCGGCCGTCATGGCCGCCACGTTCGAGGTGACGACCGTCTTGCCGCGGACCTGGGCGAAGTCGAGCATCTCGTGCGTCTCGATCAGGATCCGGGTGTCGAGCCCCCGGGCCCGCTTGCGGGCGATCGTCCGCGGCCTCAGGCGCGGCAGCGGCCGGCCGTCGGGGCCCTGCTGGCGGTTGGCCGTGCGGTCCTCGATCGCGGCGGCGGCGGCGTCGATCAGCTCGTCGCCCAGCCGCGACCCGGCCCCGAACCGGCGGCGCAGGTTCATCGCCTGCGAGAGCCCGAAGACGGCCCGGAAGAGGTTTGTTTTGTTGGAGGTGACGGAAGCCACGGTTACTGGCCCGGCCTCTGGGGGCCCTCGGGGGCCCGCACGACGTTCAGCTGCGGCGGCGGCGCGGCGACGTTGCCGGCCTGTTGCTGCTTCGACCGCCGGAGCATCTCCTCGTTCGAGTCGGCGATCCGCTTCAGCTCGTTGAGGTAAGCGGTGTTGTCGCCGTAGATCGCCTGCGCCATCGTCACCTTCTGCTGCACGCCCGCCATCCGCTGAGCCACGTGAATGGCGGCGCTCTCGTTGATCGCCTCCTCGCCGGTGCGGCCGAGGTAGCCGAACCCGCCGAGCAGCTCGGCCACGGCCTGATCCAGCCGGGAGGAGACTCTCGTCCTGGCCCCCCCCCTGGTCGCCGCCGCCTTGCCCCGGTCCCGCATGATCGTGGCGCCGATCGCCTCCCGCTGCAATTCCGACTCCTCGACCTCGGCCCGCGCGACCGACCCCTGGACGCCCTCCTCGGCGAACCGGGATTGGATCATTTGCTCGACCTGCGCCGCCCCCGCCTCGCCCCCGGCCGCCCTCATTCTCTCGAGCTGGGGCTCCAGGACGGTCTTGCGGCCCTTGAACATGGTCAGCAGGCCCGTCTTCTCCCTCACGTCGCCCGCCAGGCCCAGGTCCGAAAGCACCTGCTCGAGCGGCTTGCCCTTGCCCACCTCCTCCTCGAAGACCGCGTTGGCCCGCTGCATCGACTCGATGGCGCTCTGCCCCGGGACGATCCCCGCCCGCTGGTAGAACGCCTGCCGGTCCTTGTCGGTAAACGAGGAAAGTGCCTTGATCGTCGCCCGGCCGAACGTGGCCGCCTCGGCCGGGTTGTTCTCGGCCATCAGCGACGTGACCACGCCGACCTCGCCGGCCGAGCGGAACTTGCCCTCGAGCTCGTTCTCGCTGGCCAGGGCGTTCATCAGCTCGATCGCCTGCGGCCCCAGTTGCTCCATCTTGCCCGAGCCGGCGTCGAGGATGTCGAACAGGTTGCCGGCGCGGCCGAGCGCCTGCCTCGCCCCCTGCCCCTTGGCCTGGAAGTTTTCCAGCTTGAGGATCGAGGCGAACAGGTCGCCCGCCAGCTCGGGGGGGACGCCCCTCGCCGTGGCGAGCTTGCCGGCCTGGACGCTAAATTTTTCATACTCCTCCTCCGATATGTTCTTCCCCTTGACAATGTTCGCCCGGCCCGCGAACGTCTCCAGGAACTGCGCCGCCCCGGCCTTGCCCATCCCGGTCTCGACGCCGAACTGGGCGACCTTCTTGGCAAAGGCGAAGTCGGGCTTGACCCCCATGACCGAGGCCAGGGGGCGCAGGTCCTGCATGAACTTCAGCGACGTGCGGGCCATCTGCTCGGCCGCCGCGCGGGCGTCCTTGAAGGCGCCCGCCACGGCCTTGATCACGGCGACCCCCGCGCCCAGGCCCGCCAGGGCCAGGCCCGCCTTCGTCGCCGCCCCCCCGAAGCCGACCCCCTGCTTGATCCCCTCCGCGAAGCTGTCGTTGAGCCCCATCTGGGCGAGTTTCGCGTCGACGGCCTTCTTGTTGAGGACGTCGGCCGCCCGGTTCCTGGCCGCCGCGGCGACCTGCTCCTCGGAGAGCATGCGGCGCTGGACCTGGGCGAGCCGGCCGTTCGGGCCCAGCGCCGCGTTCTCCTTCCGCCGCTCGGCGGCGACCCGCCGCTGGTAGTCGCGGGCGATGTAGGCGGACTCGATCTCCTCGATGCTACGGATCCGCTTCTCGTTGCGGGACCGGGCGAAGTCGTCGAGCCGCTCCTTGTCCCGCTCCGACTTCACCCGCGCCCGGTAGTCGCGGGCGGCCCACGCCGACTCGATCTTCTCGACGTCGCGGGCCTTCTTCTCGGCCGCCTCGCGGAGCCGGTCCTGGTACTTGATGCCGTTGACGACCGCCTTGTAGTACCCGACGTCGATCTTCTGGGCCGCGGTTTGCTCGACCTTCACCCGCTGGTTGGCCGCCGCGGCCTGTTTCTGGGCGCCGGCCTCCGCCGCCTTCGCCGCGTTGGCGGACAGCCGCTCCGCCGCCGAGCCGGCGCCGGCGAGACGCTTTTCGAGCGCCTCGACCGCGGCCGTGGCCCGCTTGAAGACCCCCTGGGCCTGCGAGTCGTCCAGGACCCATTTTACGGAATACGTTTTCGGCATAGGGTTATGCGATGTCCAGGCTCTTGTCCGCCGCCGCGTGCCTCAGCTCGTCGACCCACCGCACGGCCGGGGGCACGCCCCCGATCGCCGCGAACTCGACCAGGCCGAGGTAGTCCTCGAGGGTGACCGTCAGCCGGCCGTCGCCCCCGCCGCCGCGGTGTCCGCACCGGAGGCCGGCGTGGAGGGCGGCGAGCCTCCGCCACCGGCCGAGGGTTTTGGGGCGCGGCCGCTGTACACGTCCATGACCTCGGCGCGGATCCGCCGGCCCTCCTCGTCGTCCTCGGCGTAGCCGAACTGGAGGACCTCGGCCAGCTCGTCGGCGGAGAGGGCGTAGTTGCTGAGCAAGAGCGCCTGGCCGATCCGCAGCTCGCAGGCGGCGACGTCGGCCCCCTCGGCGTCCTGGGGCAGCCCCTCGTACTCGTCGCTGGCGGCCCGGAACTCCGCGGCGAACGCCCCGGGCAGGCTCACCCGCACGCCGAAGCGGTTGTCCGAGGGCACCAGCCGGGTCACGGGCTTCCGCAACGCCCACGCCTGGCCGTCGGCCATGACCACGTTGACGCCCTCCCTCCAGTCGGGGCGGCGGTACTCGGCCTCGTCACGCACCGGGGGCGCCCTCCGCGGTCTTTACGAGCGTGCCGGCCCGGGCGCCGGGCGCGAGGGGCCAGTCGGCCCAGTCGTACCGGTCGCGGCCGGCGGCGTCGTACATGGTCGCGTCCGCGCCCTGGGCGAAGACGAGGAGCGACCCCGACCCGACGACGTGGCGGAGACTGACGCGGCCGGGCTCCCCGCCGCCGTACAGCGCGGGCCCGAACGTCCGCTTGAGCCAGGCGACCCGCGCGAACTGGTCGCCGGAGGGGATCAGGTTCGTCGGGACGAGGAAGGCGTCGGCCACGGCGAAAACGCCCCCCCGCGTTAGGCGCTGGTGATCGTCAGGGGGTCGGTGGCGCCGTCGACCGACTGCGCCTCGAAGGAGATCGTGCCCTTGGCGGCCTGCCGGTGCGCCGAGTTGACGGGCATCCCCTTGTACACGGCCTCGGAGAGCGTGTACACGAGCGCCCCGCCGCCCGCGGCGGCGGCGTTGCGGGCGTCGTTCCGCGTCCACACCAGCGTCCCGATCGCGCCGGGCGTGACGGTGTTGAACGTGCCGATCTCCAGCAGCTCGATCGTGACCGTGCGGGCGCCCCGGACGGCGACGACGGTCGTGTCCCAGAAGTCGGCGTCGCCGGCCATGTTCAGGAGCTCGATCCCCGGGTCGTCGCCGACCGACTGGACGCCCCTGGCGTCGACGGCGGAGCCGCCCCCGGCGGGCGTGAAGCTGACGTTCGAGTTGTTGACGAATCGCTTGGTGGCGGTCAAAGGCATGGTCGTCCTCCCGGTCCCCGGCTCGGTCAGGTCACGACGGCGGCGGCGAGCCCCCCGACCGCCGCGGGGCCCGTGGTCTTGCCGGTGACGGCGGCGGTCGTCGTGTTCGGCTCCTCGCCCGCGGCGCTGACGGCCCGCACGCCGACGCGGTACGTCACCCCGCCGGCCAGGCCGGTGACGGTGGCCCGGTAGTGCCGCCCCGGGCCCGAGCCGGGCACGGCCGGGACCCCGGCGGCGGGCACCGAGTAGTCCGGGGCGGGCGTCCCGGCGTAGACGTTCCAGAATCGCGCGGGGGCGTTACCGCCCGACCCCGCGAGCCACGCCACGGTCGCCGTCCCGCCGGCCGCGGCGGTGACCGTCAAACCCGCCGGCGGCGCGGGGAACAGCGACAGGTCGTTGCCGCCGCCGTCGAGCCCGACCAGGGCCCGGCTGTCGCCGTCGCGGCACTCGTAACCGGTAACCGTGTCGTAGGGCACGACCCGGAAATCGGCCGCGGCGCCCGCCGGCAGCTCGGGCGAGTCCCACGACAGGCCGGTCACGGTCGCCGCCGGGGCCGACCAGTCGACGGGGCCGCCCAGGAAGTCGTTGGTATAGATGCGGTATCCGGTGGTCATGTTACTGCTGCGGCGACACCCGGAACTCGTACTCGATCTCCTCGACCCAGACGTACCGCCCGAGGCGGCCGATGCCGGGGCGGCGGCGCGGCCGCGAGTGGTTGCGGAAGCAGCCCGTCTCCGTGCCCCCGGCCCACGCGAACGGCGGCCGCCCTTGCGAGACGGGGTTGATGTTCGGCGTGTCCAGCGCCCGCTTGACCGCCGCCCCGACGGCCCGCGCCGTGTCGACGTCGGGCGAGACGACCTGCAGCAGGAGCGTCACGTCCTGGTCCTCGAGCGAGTCGCCCGGGAGCGCCTCGTCGTAGTCGGCCACGACCACGAAGGGGGTCACCGCGTCGGCCGGGGCGAGCTCGTCGTACACCTTGACCTCGCCGCCGTAGCCGCCCGTGCCGTAACCCCCGCCGCCGTAGCCGTTGGCCAGGAGCGCCGCCACCGGGGGGGCCGTGGAAAGGTACGTCACGACGCAGCCCAGGAGGTCGGCGCCGTAGGTCGTGCCGCCGGGCCGGGCGACCAGGCCGCCGCGGTTGTAGTAGCTCGAGCCGAAGAAAGACACCGGTCAGCTCAACTCGGGAGGTTCAGGGTCACGGCCCGCTGGCCGTCCTGGTCGGTGGTCGCCGTGATCCGCCTGACCGCGGGGTTGTTGCCCGCGGCGATCGTGACGTCGCCGCCGCTCGAGGCGAGGTTGCCGGCCGACTCCGCCAGGATCGCGGACTGGGCCTGGCGGAAATTCACGCCGCTCTCGACGGCCACGCCGTCGAGGCCGTTGGGGTGCAGGACGGCGCCGACGGTGTCCGAGGCGATGAACCCGGCCACGCCGACGATCGTGTAATCGATCACCACCGGCAACCACGAGACCTGAACGCCGGAGAGCGTGCCGCCGTAGGCGCCCGTCGTCAGCGCCCCGTTGCCGTCGGGCTTCTCCGCGATCCCGGCGCCGGTCGGCCCGACCCGCACGACCCCGCTGCTGTCGGTGACCGTGTACCGGACGTTCGCCGCCTGCCCGCTCCGCGCCGAGCCGCACTGCACCGAGAGCGGGATCGTGATCACGCCCACGAGGGGCCCTCCGCCGGTGTCAGCCAGCGTCCCCGCGAAGTACGCGGCGGGGAAGTACGCGGCCGGGAAATACTCGGGGGGAAAAGCGCCCGCGCCCACGGCGGCGGCCTCAAGGGTTACTCACGCTGATCCCGGACCGGCCGGGCAGGTAGAGGGTCAGCTGCTTGCGGTTGCCGGCGGGGTCGCCCTGGACGACCGCCCGGGTCGTGACGTTGCCGACTCCCAGGAACGTCAGCTCGTCGTTGACGACGCTCACGCCGCCGGCGATGACCGAGGCCATCAGCTGCACGGCCTCCAGGAGGTTGATCTGCGGCGAGCCTTCCACGACGACGTTGCTCAGCGCGCCGGCGGCCAGCGTCACGGGCTGCGTCAGGAGGTGGCCCGCCTGGCCGCCGGCGTACGAGCCGGGGAGCGTCGTGGCCCAGGGGTCCGGGTAGCTCTGGTTGACCAGCTGGCCCGCGGTGACCTGGAACTGGGCCGTCTTCACGACGAGGTCCGAGCGGGCGCCGTCGTGGATGAAGACCGAGTACGTGCCGTCGGTGAACGGGGCCAGGCTCGAGAGGGCGAGGGGGTACGTCGAGGCGGGCTGCGCCGCCGTCGACCCCTCGGGCATCGCGACGTAGGGCGACGTCGGGGCCGCGAGGAACGAGGCCGTCGGCACGTCGTAGACGAACGAGTCGCCGTCGCGTACGACCCGCCCCTTCAGCTGCGTCAGGCCGGCCTGGCCGGCGGCGTAGACGAGGATCGTCGGCACCGGTTACCTCAGGGCGTCGTGGTGACCGTGACGTTGACGCTGGAGCCGTACTGGGTGGTGTTCACGACGTTCTGGTCAACGAGCGCCCATCCGTCAACCGTGCCGTACCACCCGTTATTAGCCCCGTCCACCTGGACGGCGGCCGACCACCCGTGGCCGCCCGCCTGTTGAAAGTCCTTAACAGTGAGCCGGGCGAGGGCAGGAGGCGTGCTCCCGCCGGAGTGAAGATTGAAGCACGGGACACTACCCCCGAGCGGCGTCATGACGACGTTTCGGAAGTCCGCGATGGTCGCAATACCAACCCCGGCGACGATGGCCAGGTCGAACGCGGCCAACCCGACAGGCGTTCCCTCTTCGCCGTCGACAATGAAGCCGTCGACAATGGTCCGCTGCGCGTAGGACACAGAGGTCGCCTGAAGGAAAGCCTGGGTATTCGCCGCCGGGGCGTCGATCCAAACATCCCGAATGTTGGCGTCACACCCGGCGAGCTGGATGGTGACCCGTCCCCCGAAGGGAAACCGGAGGCGCGTGGCCCGCAGGCCCGTCATGTGACAAGACAGGCCGGCATCGTTGCCGGATAAATTCAGGTCGTCCAGTCTAACCGTGAAATTCGCCGCGGTCGGGTGCACGGAGAATCCCTGAAACCCCTGCCATATGTAGAGGCGCGACGCATCCAGGTAGAGGAGACGGCCGGCAACAACCCCGGCGCCGCCGCCGAATCCGCAAATTATCTCCATGTCTGCGATCGAATTGTAGATAAGATTGTCGTGCTCGAAGGCCGTCGCCAGATACCCCGTGCCGAACGTATTGGGAACGCCCGCGCTGCCGTTCTGCGCGGTCACGACGCGGTTGTCCGCGGGGGGGTCTTGCAGGGGAAGGAAGCCGATCGTTGACGCGCCGTCCACAAAGAAGTTATAGGCGTCGTTGGCGGGGTGGCCATCGACCCGCGTGGCCGTCGTGCCGGTCGTGCCCGGCGTGAACGTGGCGGCCTTGTCGATCTTCAGGCCGTAAATCTTGAACGGCCCCGGGCCGCCCGACGGGCTGTTGTCTCCGTACGGCGGGGTCGGCCCCTCCGCGTTGACGACCAGCGGCTCCCAGACGCTTCCCTGCATGGCCACGGCGGAGACTGGGAGACTGATTCCCCCGGTCGCCCGCCAGGTGTAAACGGAGTCGCCCGGCCCCATCACCGCAGCGCCATATTCCTGCGTGGTCGTGTCCCACACGACGTGAATCCGGTAGACGCCGGCCGCCCCGGAATGGCCGGTGTCGAACAGGAGTTGCGGCCGCGTGCCGTCGGCAAGCTGGACGACAAGCCTTAGCCAACCGTCCACGTAAACCGACCCGTAGGTCTGCACGTACCACGGGGCCGGCAGGCTCCCGTTCCCGATCCCGACGATATTCCTTGTGACCGGCGAGGCGTGCGTGTTGGCCGGGATGTAGGCGATGAACGAAACGGTCATTACCTTTGTCTCTGACCACCGGTCGTGGAGGTAAGTCCCTGCCGCCGACCCTGCCCCGCTCGCCAGCTGGCAAGTCGAGAAGGACAGGTAACTGGGCTTGCCCGACACGGCCTGAAAATCGTACCCGTACCGCTGCCCGGTGGTGCCGTCGAGGATGCTCGTGGCGTCGACCCGGTAGGGCGTGGCGTCGGGCAAAATACTACCCAGTTCCATGCCGATCCAAATCATGTCGCCAGCAAACGAGCCCGTCGCTTTGAGTTGGGTGAGGCCCACCCCGTCGCCACGAAGGCAGACCCGCTTGGAGCGGATCTTGAGCGGCGCGGAGATCAGATAAGGCTTGTTGCCGCCCGGCAGGAAAACGATACGCCGCGGCCCCGCGCCCGGGTTCACGGCGTCGTCGGCCACGGACGCGGCGCCGGCCGCGTCGATCGCGGCCTGGATGGCCGCCGTCGAGTCGGTCGTGCCGTCGGCCACGGCGCCGTAGTCGGCGACGTTATAGGTGGTCGTGCCGTACGCGGTCGTGCCGCCGGCGGCGGCCGGGGCGTCGCCGCCGTCAATGACGAGGGGCATGGGGGCCCTCCAACAGACTTAAGCGAAGGGCGCCGGCGTCTTCTTCCAGCCACCGTTGTAGATGTAAAGGTAGTTATTCGCGGAGTCGTACACGAGCGGCGCCGTGCCCGCGTGCGGGGTGGGCGTCCCGGTCGGGGCCCCCGCGCAGGTCGGCACGTAAAGAAAACCGTCCGTCGCGGTCGTCGCGAGGGCGGCAACGCTCGTGACCGTACTACCCCCGGCGACCGTGAGAGCGGTAAAGGTCGGCTTGCACCCGGCGTAGTACGCCGCCGGGGCGGAATCCGACGAGTTATTCCCCGGGTTCGGCCCGCTCCAGGTGCCCGCGAGGCTGACGCCGTTCGGGGCGTCTACGCACATGGAAAGGGCGAGAGTAAAGGCGGAATAGGATTGCGTGACGCGGGCGCGGAGGCTAATCAAGCCCGCGCTAAGGCGGACGTCGACGTCGAAAAGATCAGTGCCGAGATAGGCGTTGGCGGACGTGGGGGGCAGTATTTTCCAGATGCCCCCGGTGCCGTCATAGGGGCACGGCACCACATATGTCTTCCCGATCGATATGCCGCCCGCGTAAGCCGTCGCCGTGAACCTCAGCGTGGCGCCGTTTACCGTCCCGTTGTCGGCCCATTGGCCGAGGTCGAACGTGTGGCCAACGGTGCTGTCGCACGCCACCGAAATGAGCGGTGGCGTGTAACTGTTCGGAAGGGTGCCGCCACTCCCCGCGGCCGCCGCCCAGGTGCCGGGCGTGCCCCCGGCCGTGCAGCGCCAGGCGTCGGGCTGGCCGGCCGAGGGGGCCGAGTTCCAGACGACGTCGCCCGCGGCCCAGGTGCCCGCGGCCGGCGCGGCCGCGCCGAAGGTGATCGAGTTCGGCCCGACCTGGAGGGCCTTGCCGCCGCCGGCCGCGACGTTGCCGGCCGCCGCGACGTTGCCCAGCGAGTCGAACCGGTACACGTCCGCGTTTTCGGCCATGACGCGGGCGACGTCGCCCGCGAAGGCGTTCGGCCCGCTGCGGCTGAAGCCGACGCCGAGCCAGGTCCCGTTCGGGGTGCCGGCCCAGTTCCGGGTCGACGACGAAGGACCCCCCCAGTACTGGCCGAGGTGCAGCGCGGCACGTGTCGTCGAGGTCGGCGCCGGCGCCCCGACCCCCGGCCGGGACGACGGGTCCATGACGAGACCGCGCGAGTCGAGCTGCCAGAGTACGCGGCCGGTGTTCGTGTCGACGGCCCCGGCCACCGGCCCCTGGTTGTCGCCGTTGATCTCGAAAAACACGCCGCCCACGTCCGCCCCGGTCATCGGGACGCGGACGGTGCTCCCCGAAAGCCCCGCCGGCGGGGTGACGTTGCCCGGCAGCCCGAACGGCACCTTGCCCGAGGCCGTCACGCCCGCGTTGGCGACGACCCGGGCGGCGAACGTCGAGAGGTGACCCCCCTCCGAGGCGAGGGCGGAGTTCCCCCCGCCCCCGTCGGAGACGGCCAGGGGAGTCTCCATGTTGCAGGCGTAATCCGCCCTGTTGCCGGCCGCCCCGCTCTCGAACCGGACCGGCGCGACCGTCCCGCAGAGGTTGCCCGAGTTCGTCGGGTGCTCGTACTGGAGCGCGGCGGTCGTCGTCAGCGTGAACGGGCCGGCGTGAACGGCGGCGCCGAGAGGGTGCGTCAGCGCCAGCGCCTGGTCGAGCGTGACCGTGTAAGGCCCCGTGCCGCTGACCGAGGCGACGTGGCGAACCTCCTGCTTCGTCCCGTAGGTCGACCCGGTGCCGTCGTCGGCGTCGATCACGATGCACGGCTGTATGCCGCCCGGGTCCGGGTCGGCCGCAAGGGTCACCGACGTGGCACCGGGGTTCGTGACCGCCGCGGAAAGGACCGTCGCGACGGAGGGCGACCACGCCTGAAACTGGACCGCCTCGACGCGGTCGGCCCCGTCGTTGACGTCCGCCGACCCGAGGGCGAAACGGTAGTCCGGCAGCAAACCGCTGTGGTTCGTCGGGAGCCACTCCGGCGAGAGGATCGACTGCACGGCGAGGGCGGCGAACTGGGCGTGACTGTTCGCCAACGTCCCGGTAATCGGCAGCCGGAAATTGCTGCCGTAGACCGTCGCCGCGGTCGTCCACGCGTAGCGGAGGGGCCTGGCGAGCGTCACCGTGAGAGTGCCGTCGCCGTTGTCGGCGTATGTCACGGTGACGTTCCACTCGGCGTTCGCCCCGTCCGTGATGTAAACCGGCTGACTGCCGAAGATCGCGGCGCCCGTGCCCGTTTGGCTCGTCTTGACCGCGTACGCGCCCTGCGTGGCCGTCGCGGCGACGGCGAAGTAGCCCCCCGAGCCCGCCGCCGCCGCCGCGGCCGGCGTGGTCGCGCCGACCGTCACGAGCTCGGCGGCGGCGCCCGTGTCGACCCGGAGCACGGTCCCCGGCGGGTAATAGACCTCGCTCGTGACGTGGGCGTCGCCGGCGCTGTTGGCCGCGACGATCGTCCGGGGCGGCGGGACGGCCGACAGGAGGGTGACCTTGAACGTGTCCGCCGGGCTGAGGTTGTGAAACCCGCACCCCTCGCAGTTGGCCCGGACGTGGGCGCCGGTCTGGTAGTTCGTCGCCTCGAAGCCGACGTCCTCGACCCAGACCGAATTCGTCCCGCTCGAGCCCGTCGCGTCGGCAAAGTCGAGGACCCCGCCGAAGGCGTCGGGGTTGCCGCCGCCCTCCACGAAACAGCCGCGGATAATCACCTGGTTCGCCGCGTTGTTGAACAGCGCGAGCCGCTTGACACTGGTGGCGCGGCACCGGGTCATCGTGCTGCCGTAGCCCGTGAACTGCGAGGTCGGGCTGTTGTCGGCGGTCCTGAGGTTCGTCCCGCCGAACACGACGCAATCGTTCGTCGGGAAGACGCCGGTCTGGACGGCCGGCGGGGAGACGCCGGCGGCCGTCGTGCCCCGGAAGAACACGGTGTCGAGGTGCAGGACCGTGTTCGTCGTCAGGAGAAAGGGGGTCGTCTCGCCCGTGTCGTTCAGGCTGGTTTGAAGGGCCAGGTTTTCGAACCGGAGCGTGCCGCGGCCGTAGGTCTGGACCTTCCCGAGCCCCCCCTGGTACTGGAGGTCGAGGGCCACGCCGCCGACGGTGTTCGACGCCCACGCCCCGCCGCCCCGGAAGATCACGGTCGGCTGGCGGCCCGGGTCGAGGTAGTGCGTGCCGTCGAACGGGGCCGAGTTCGGCAGGACGATCGGCGAAAGGAAAAGGTAAGGCGACGCGGAGGGGGGGAAGTAAATCACGCCCCCGCCCGCGGCGTAGACGGCCGTCAGCAGCCTCGACAGGGCGGCGCTGTTGTCCGTCACGCCGTCGGCCACCAGGCCGTACGCCGAGTGCCTGACGTTCCACACGGCGCCCCCGTTGTCGAGGAACACGCCGTCGGCCGTCCCCGCGGGGTCGTGGATGTCGGGCCAGGTCGAGGGGACGAAAACCGCCACTACGCCACCTCCGTGCAGTCGGTCCGCCAGAGCACGTTCGCCCCCGAGTCGAGGAGGTTGCAGCTGCCGGTCGCGACCAGCGTCTTGCCGGCCCAGCTGACGACGCTGTCGGTGACGGCCTGCGGGTCGGCCGGGGTGAAGACCCGCCAGTGCTGGACGCCCTCGGGCGTGAGGTGGCCCTCCCGCCGGCTGTTGGCCGACGCGTCGGGCTCGACGTACGCCGGCCCCGAGTAGAGCACGAGGCCGGGCGCCAGTGCCGCGCCGCCGCGGGGACTCGGCCCGTGCCCCGGCGGCGCGACGGTCACCGTGGTCGGGAACATCAGGGGGTCGAACGGGGCGATCAGGGGTTAAACCCCCAGTCGAGCAGGTTCGGGCCGACCGCCGGGACCGTGCCCCCGTCGTAGCCCTCGGGCCACGGGCCGGCCGTCGCGGGCGGCGGCGGCGGCGGCGGCCAGGTCGTGCCCCGGATGACGGCCCCGGCCTTCGGGTTGCGGCGGCGGCGCCGGCCGAACCCGTAGCGGGCCAAAAGGTCGGCGGCCAGCATCTCGTACGCGGCCTTCAACTGTTGGAACAGCTGGTCGAGCTTCTGCGAGCCCATCGAGATCGTCGTGTCGACCTTCCCCCAGTGACCCATGCAGGCCCGGAGCGTGTACAGGTAAACGACGTTCAGGAACAAATCCGCCCGGTCGTCGCCGAACGCGGCGAGGTCCGCGTCCGCGGGCGTCAACCCGGCGGCCACCGGCTCGCCCAGCGCCCGCACCGCCGCGGCGATCGGCACCGCCAGCGACGGGTTCGCCCCGCCGGCCGTCGTGTTCATGCCGCAGAGCGCCATCCACTGGCTCGCGTTGGCGACCGCGTAATTTTCGGCGTCGGCGACGAGGATCGGCACGCCCCACCTCACGGGAAAATAGGCAGGAAGCCCACCCCTTCAGGGGTGGGAGGAATGCCGTGGTTCCGGCCTTTCCTGTGAGAATCCTATGTGATAGAATGCTGAACATGGAAATAGTGCGAACCGTCGTCTGCAAGTTGGCCCCAACGCCCGAGCAAGTCTCGGATATCGACGCCACGCTCCGGGCGTTCGCCGGGGCTTGCGACTTCGCCGCCGAGTCCGCCCGGACGATCGGTTCCACGAACAAGGTCAAGGTCCAGCACGAGTGCTACCGGGCGATCCGCGAGCGGTTCGGCCTCTCGGCCAACCTCGCCATCCGGGCCATCGCAAGAGCCTGTGCTGCGCTGAAGGTCCCCGCCAAGATGCACTCGGCGTTCGCCCCGACGTCGATCGACTACGACCAACGCATCTTCGCGTTCGTCGAATGGAACCGGACCTTCAGTCTGACCCTGCTCTCGGGCCGGGCCAAGATCGCCACCCATCTCGGCGAGCGACAGAAGGCCGCACTGAAGGGACGCAAGCCCACGGCGGCCGTGCTGGTCAAGCGGCGTGATGGGCGATACTTCCTCCACGTCCAGTTGAGCAACGAGGCACCAGAGCCGATCGAGACCAAGGGGACGCTCGGGGTCGATCTGGGGCGAAGGCGTGTCGCCGTCGACAGCGATGGGACCATCCACGAGGCAACGGAGGTCAACCGACTCAGAAACCACTACCCGAAGGTCAGGCGTTCCGCTCAGAGCAAAGGCACTAAGGGGTCCAAGCGGCTCCTGAAACGGCTCTCCGGCCGCGAGCGGAAACATGCCTCGCACATCAACCACGTCATCAGCCGTCGCATCGTGGACAAGGCCAAGGCGACCGGACGGTCCATCGCTGTCGAGGACCTGACCGGGATCAGGGAGCGGACCAAGGTCCGCAAGCCCGAGCGATACCGGCAGCAGTCCTGGTCGTTCCACCAACTCCGCTCGTTCCTCGCCTACAAGGCGATCGACGCGGGCGTGCCGCTGGTCGCGGTCGATCCGCGATACACCAGCAAGACGTGCCATCGGTGTGGTGAGCGTGGTCATCGTGACGCCCTGGCCTTCTCGTGTACAACGTGCGGCTTTGAAGGGGATGCGGACATCAACGCCGCCCTCAACATCGCCGCACGCGGGGCTGTCGTAACGCAGCCTGAAATCGCGGGCCTAACGGCCTAGTGAGAAAAAGCCCACGGCTTTAGCCGTGGGATCGTTACTCGAACACCGGGACGATCGCGTTGAGCGCGACCAGGCGGTTGATCTCCGCGTCGCGGGCCTTCTCGGAATCCATGTGACGCGCCTCGTCCGCGAGGTGCTTGTGGAGGTCGGCGTGGCTGACCCGGGCGTCCCTCGGCCACTCGCCGACCCGCTCGTGGTTGACGACGTAGCCGGCGGGCGTCGGGAGCTTCTCGCCCCGGATCTTCCCGGCCGTCTCCCTCGCCTCGATGTCGCCGGCCTTGTGGACCTCGTCGACGGGACCGGTCGCCGGCATCGCGACGACCTTCTCGTCGACCCCGACCTCGACCTCGCCTGCCTTGATCCTGGACACGGGCCGCTCCCTCCGGCCGCACACGCCCCGCGCGGCGCCGGCGCGGGGCGGACGGGGCCGTACCGGTGGGTTGTTAAACCGACATCACGACGATGGCGCCGGGGAAGTGCAGCGCGATGCCGCAGTTGACGCCGCGGTGGACCTCGACGGTCGCCGGGACCTGGGTCGGCGGCTGGAACGTGTGGAAGTAGGGCCCCGGGGCGAACCCGGGGTTGTTGACGTTGCGCGTGTACACCATCTGACCGATCGGGGCGCCGTCGAGCCGCCGCCCCACGACGATCACCGTGTTGTCCGGGATGTCGAGGTTGTTGGCGCCCGTGTCGTCCTGCCAGACGCCGTCCCACTCGACCAGCTCGAAGCAGTCGTTCGCGTTGAGGAACTCGTTCATGTTGGCGAGGCTGTTGAACGTCGCCCCGACGTCACGCCGCTTGCCGCCGACGTCCGCACTGTTCGTGTTGTTGAGGAAGTTGCGGATCGTCGTGTTGTTGGCGTAGCCCCTCGCGCCCCGGCCGAAGCTCACGCTGTAGCCGCGGGCGTAAGGCCGGATCGCCCGGCAGTCGGCGAACGGCGTGGCGCTGGCGACCGTCGCCCAGGTCACCGTCGCCGTGAACGTCCGCTGGGTGTAGCTGTCGGCGTGGAGGATCGCGCCGGCCGCGTTGGTGGAAAGGAAATACCCCTTGGACAGCAGCTGCCAGACCAGCCACCGCTCGCGCTGGAGCTGGCGGTGCAGGAGCTGGTTGCCCCGCTGCACGACCAGGTCGGTGACGTCGACCGGCTCGTTGAACGAGGCAAACTTGCGCGAGAGAGTCAGCTCGGCCTCGTCGAGCGTCATGAACTCGCCGTAGTAGCCCGGCGACATCTGGTACGTCTTCGAGCCCACCGGCTTGACCAGCGTCGGCCTGCCGCCGAGCCCGCGGGGGGCCATGAAACCCAGGAAGTTGTCGAGCTGCTCCCACATAAGGAGCGGCACATCTTTATTGATCGACGGGAAGATCTCGAAGGCCGGGTTGTCCCGGGTGAGCTGCGGCAGGAACACCTGCTCGATCCCGTCGAGCTCGGCGCCGGTCGGGAAGGTGAACGTGGTCACGGGCGTCTCCCTCCGTTGTCACGGCCGGGCCGTGGTCGTCGGGGCTCCGGGTGGGTGAAAAGGGGGCACGACTGTCCGGGTCGCCCGGACCCGCGTCAGAACGTGAAGACGCCGCCGGCCGAGAGGCTGCCGGAGATGAACCTGGCCGCCAGGGCGGTCACGGCGCCGGAGTCGAGCCCGACGACGTCTTTGCTGTTGAAGTCGCCCGCGTACCACACGGGCGCGGTGAACTGGAACTCGCTGTAGAACCCCGCGGTGACGTTCTGGCCGTAGGCGATCCGGCCGTCGCCGCCGGCCACGCAGTCCAGGGCCAGCAGGCCGATCGGGTTCTGCGTGCCGTCGGAGTGGCCCGAGGCGTAAGCCCCGTAGACCGAGCCCGAGGTGCCGGTCGTCGTGTGGACGACGCCGACGGTGGGCGACGAGCCGCCCGTAAGGCTATTCGTTCCGATCGCCATCACGGACACCGGTTGGTCGGTGAGCTTGCCCTGGAAGGTGACCGTCCACGGGCCGCCCGCCGAGCCGGTCACCGCGACGTTGCCCGTGCCGACGACCGCGGCGACGGCGGCCTGCACGGTCGCGGCGCTGGCGTTGTAGGCGATCGCCGCCGTCGCGGTGCTGTTGTTCGCCGGCCACGTCACGTTGAGCGTGAACGTGCCGCCGGTCGGGGAGCCGGAAACGGTCGCGGTCTGGACGTCGTTGGCGGCCGCCGCCGACTGGAGGCCGAGGACGGTCCCCAGCGCGTACGTGCCGGGCGCGAGCTGCGCGGCGAACACCTTCGCCAGCTCGGGGTACTGCGTCGGCTTCAAGAAGCTCTTGGCGAACCGAAACGCGGCGATGTCGAGAGGCATCGTGGGGCCCTCGTCGGGGACGGGTCGGGTCAGGCGTCGCGCCGGGGGAAACGGCCCGCCCCTGGCGGCCCGCAAAGGCGAGTCAGTTGGACTGCGGTTTCGGGAACAGCGACTGGGGCGCCAGCCCCGCGTTGACGAGGTGCTGGCCCAGCTCGTTGACCCGCTCCCGCGTCGGCGGGGCGTTCTCGGCCCGGTTGTGCGGGAGGGCCGTGTGGCCGGGCAAGCCGGTGGCGCCCGGCGCCGGGCGGCCGTTCGCGTCGAGCCGGTCGCGGGTCAGCGTGTGCGGCGTCCGGGCCGCGTACAGGGCCTCGACCAGCCCGAGTCGCGTCCGCCCCTCGCCCAGCGGTTGCGTCGCGTCGTCGAGGCTCGCCTGGACGAACGCGGCGACGGCGGCGCCCCGCTCCGCGGGGACGATCAGGCTCGCGTTGAAGAGCCGGTCGTACCAGCCCTCGGCCCGCGCGGTGATCAGGTCCGCCTGGGCGCGGGCGAGCTGCCGGCGCAGCTCCGCCAGGTCGGCCGGGGTCGGCCCGGCGGCGGGGGCGGGTTGCGGGGCGGCCGGCGGGTCGGACGCCGCGGCCGGCGGGGCGTTGTCGGGGGCGGGCTGGGGGACGATGTCGATCCCGCTGCCGTCCGCCTTGGGCCTGAAAAAGAGTGAGAACATGGGCTTGGGCCCCTCCAGTGCGGCGCGGGACGTCGACCCCGCGCGGTTCCCGTTCGGCGCCGGCTGCCGCGGCGGCAAAGCCGTGAGCTCCCCGAGCGTCGCCTCGAACGTCCCCACGGCGTCGGCCATGCCGGCCTCGACGGCCCGGCGGCCGACGAGCACGCCGCCCCGGCCGAAGTCGGAGAGGACCTTTTCCTCGGACACCCCGCGGTACGCGGCGACGTTCGCCACGAACACGCCGGCCAGGTCGTCGACCGTCTTCTGCACGAGCGCCCGGCCCCTCTCGGTGTCGAGGTCGGGCCGCTTCTCGGGCGACTGGCTCGACACGAACTCGTAGGTCTTCGTGCCCGCCCGGTCGGCGAGCTTGACGTGCGCCATCACGACGCCGATCGACCCCAGCATCGCCGTCTCGGCGCACACGACCCGGCCCGCGGCGGCGGCGACCCAGTAGGCCGCGCTCCCGCCGGTCCCGCCGACGTAGGCCCACACGGGTTTGAGCCCGTCCGCCGCCCGGACGTGGGCGGCCAGCTCGCCGACCCCCGCCGCCTCGCCGCCGGGGCTGTCGACGTTCAAGAGGATCGCGCGGGCCATCGGGTCGTCGAGGGCCGCCCGGAGGTCCCTGGCGAGGGCCTCGGTGGTCGTGCCGCCGCAGAGCTCGGTGAACCAGTCGGCGTAGCGGAAGATCGGGCCGGTGACCGGGATGACGGCGACCGCGCCGCGGCGCGTCATCCCGTTCTCGGCGCCGTCGACCTTCTGACCCCGCCGCGCCTCCAGCGCCTCGGGCGTCCCCTGCCGGGTGACGACCGCCACCGCGGCCTCCACGGCCTCGGGCGTCGCCGCGATCGGCCGCGAGAGCAGATACTCGAGGGCGTGCCCCTTCATGCCGCGTTCTCCGCCTTGTCCCCGGCCCCGTCGTCGTCCTCGTCCTCCTCGTCGGGGACGCCACCCCGTTTCGCCCCCTCGGCCTCTTCCTCCGCGGCCAGGGCGGTCCGGTTCGCGGCGACGTCCGCCAGGCTCGGCTCGTCGGGGCGCCGGGGCGTCAGGCCGAGCATGGCGTCGATCTCGGGGAGCTGGCCGGGCGTCGGGGCGCCGCTGGTGACCCACGCGGCCATCGACCTGAGCAGGAGCGGCAGGTCGTGCGTGCCGACCTCCCCGAGCTTCACCTCGGGCACCATCACCTCGGCCTGCCGGGGGCCGAAGTTCAGCCGCACGAGGGTCTTCAGGGCGTTGCGGACGTGCCACGCGAGCAGCGACCGCAGCAGCGAGATGAGGATCTCCGTGATGTCGGTCGCCGTCTCGGTATCCGCCTTGCTGCCGTGCTGCGCCTCCTGCGTCGTGCGGGGCGCGTGGAGGACGGCCGTCGCGATCTCGCGGTTGTAGAGGGCCACCGACTCGTTGATCCCCGCGCCGTCGCGCTTCGACTCGACCACCTGGATCGCGGTCTTGCACGGGAAGACCGCCGCGGCGCCGTTGCTGAGCCGCTCGAGCGAGTAGAGCGTCACGTCCTCGGCCGTCACGACCTCCGACCCGTCGGCGAGCTTCAGGCCCGCCACGTCCTCGGGGTCGGGGTCCTGGACGTCCTCGGCGAGCGTCGCGGCCACCGACGGCGTGCCGAACTGGAGGTCGCCCTTGAGCTTCTCGGGCCAGGTGCGGACCTTGAGGTTCCAGGCGTTGTAGGCGCGGCGGAGGATCGGCCGGCAGCGGGGGTCCGAGTCGACCCGGCCCCACGCGAAGTTGAGGAACCGGTCGGGCTCCAGCAGGACCGCGTTCCCGCCCGTGCCCGGGACGTAAACCGCCTCCCTGGGGCTCGGGGGCACCTCGCCCGGGGGAAGCCGGCCGGCGATGAAGCCGACGTTGCCGTAGGGGTCGACGACGTAAAGCCAGGCGTCCCTTGGCTTAAATTTGAAAGCCCGGAACGTCAGCCGCCCCGCGTCGGGCCCCTCGGTCTGGTTCTTGAGGACGATCTCGGCCATCTTGTCCTTCACCAGGCCGAGCGACAGCTCGTACAGCGTCTCGACGAACGGCCGGTCGGGGGCCATCAGCGCCCGGCGGCAGAAGGCCGTGACCTCCTCCGCCTCGGCCTCCTCGGGCGTCGCCTCGGTGCCGGGGCGGACGAGGTAGGCGTCGGGGACCTCGAGCGTCGGGTGGCGGACCGCGGCCTGGCGGAGGACGTCGACGCTCGACCCGGCGACCGGGTCGTTCATCATCGCGTCGTAGAGCTTCGGCCCGTACTGGCGTTCGGCGTCGTCGACGTCCTGCGAGAGGGCGAAGTACCCCCGCAGCATCCGGGCGAACCACGCCCCGGCACTGACGGTCTCGACCGTCCGCGGGACGCGTGCCGGGCGCGGCCTCGGCAGGCCCGCGTCGCCCGGCTGGCCGTCCTGCGTCGGCACGGCCCTGCCGCCCGAGGGGTTCCGGCCGGGCACCTGGTCCTCGAAGCCCGTGATCGTCAACGCCGCCTCGTCACGTTCAGGAGATCCTAGCGAGGAACCCCGCGGGCTTTAGCCGCGGGAGGAATCGCGTGTCGATCCTGTTGACCGGCATAGCAGAAATCTGTATATTGAGCATATGAAACTCGTCGTCCAGGTCCGACTCCTCCCCGACGCCGAACAGGCGAGACGCCTCAAAGAGACGATCGAGCGGTGCAATGCCGCCGCGACCTTCGTCGGGGAGATCGCCTTCGAGCACCGGACGGCAAACGTCTTCGAGCTTCGCAAGCTCTGCTACCACGAGGTCCGCGAGAAGTTCGGCCTCTCGTCGCAACAGGCCCAGCTCGCGATCAAGGCGGTGTCTGACGCCTACAAGCGGGACAAGTCCCGCAAGGTGTCGTTCCGGCCGCTCGCCGCGATCCCGTTCGACGTCCGGACGATGAGCTTCAAGGGGCTGGACCGGGTGTCGCTCCTGACCCTCGCCGGCCGCATCCTCGTGCCGATGCTGGTCGGCCGATACCAGGCCGAGCGGATACCCCGGGCGAAGGGCCAGTGTGACCTCGTCTCCCGCAAGGGGAAGTGGTTCCTGTTCGTCACGATCGACGTGCCGGAGGGGTCCCCGACCGACCCCGACGACTTCCTCGGCGTGGACCTTGGGGTCGAGGAGATCGCCACCGACTCGGACGGCAACCGCCACTCCGGGTCCGACGTCGAGGATGTCCGCCGCAAGCACAACCTCCAACGCAAGAGGCTCCAAAGGAGGGGAACCAAGGGGTCCAGGAAAAAGCTCAAGCGGGTCTCGGGCAAGGAGGCCCGGTTCCGTCGCCACAAGAATCACGTCATCTCGAAGCGGATCGTCGAGTCTGCCAAGGGCACCGGACGGGGTATCGCCGTCGAGGACTTGCGATACATCCGGGACCGGATCACGGCTAGGGGCAGCGAGGCGAGGAATCGGCTCTCGGGCTGGTCGTTCGGGCAGCTGGCCGCATTCATCGGCTACAAGGCGAGGCTCGCGGGCGTGGCGGTCGAGGTCGTCGACCCCGCGTATACGAGCCGGACTTGCAGCGAGTGCGGGCATTGCGAGAAGTCCAACCGGAAGAGCCGATCCGAATTCCGCTGCAAGGCATGCGACCACGAGCAGCATGCCGACCAGAACGCCGCCCGGAACATCCGGGCTCTGGCTCTCATTAAGCGAGCCACAGGACTGGCAAGCCTCACGGCTTAGCCGGAAATCCCACACCCTTTAGGGGTGGGAAGCTTAAATCACCTGGAACCCTTCCGCCCCCGGCCGGCCGCCGGCCGCCGCCCTCGGCGCCCGTGCCTGTCCCTTCTCGTCGGCGAGCACGCCGCCCCGCAGCGCGTCGATCAGGTCCTCGTGCGGGTGCTGCGGGTCCTCCGGCCAGTCCATCCACTGCCCCGCCCGCTTCGCCCGCCGGTAGCCGCGAAACGCGTCGACCAGGTGCCGGCACCGCGGGTGGACCCACAAACGCTGCGAGCCGTCGGCCGCGCAAAGGCTCGACTCGACGACCGCCAGCGAATCCGCGACGCCCGAGACCGGCCACTCCCGCAGCGGCAGGCCGGCACGGGCGTACTCGGCCATGACCGTCGGCCCGACCGGGTTCCTCGCCCCGCCCGCCGGGTCGGTGTACTTCCGGTCGAGCCGCCCGCAGCAGCGCTCGTCCGCGAGCCGCAGGATCGCCCTGGCGTTGGCCTCGGCCGTCACGCCCTCGGTCAGGTAGTCGGCGAACACGGTCACCCGGTGCAGGCCGCCCGGCACCGGCCGGAGCTGGTAGAGGACGGCTCCCGTGAACACGCCCGAGTCGACGGCCAGGTGGACGGGCAGGCGGGGGTCGAACTCGGCGGTTTCGGAGACGTGGCGGGCGACGTCGAAGTCCTTGAACCAGAGCCCGTCGGCCTTCGGGCCGAGGCTGAGGTAGTCGGCCTCGAAGGCCCGCAGCGAGACGCCCCGGGTCTTCTGGACGAGGCTGTCGATCGGGTAGTGGCCGCCCGACCGCTTGGCCTTCGGGACGGCCCCCCCGTCGTGGCACCACCGGACCAGGGGGCAGGCCGGGCAGTTCTCCAGCCCCGGCCCCGACCGCTCGTCGGGGCACCGCTCGAGCACCTCGAAGGCGCAAAACTTGTAGACCGGAAAGTCGCCCGCCTCGCCCCGCTCGATCAGGCCGGCGACGGGGCCGCCGAGGTTGTGCCACGTCGAGGTCATCGTCGCCATCGCGGGCACACCGCCCAGGCCCATGCACATGCCGAACGCCGCCTCACGCAGGTCGGGGTCGATCTCGTCGACCTCGTCGAGCCGGAGCGTCGGGACGTGGGGGCCGCGTACGCTCTTGGGGCTGGCGGCCAGGATCGAGACCTCGGAGCCGTTCCTGTACCGTGACTCGCGGCGGTTGTAGACGGCCATGCGGCCGGGGCGGTACGACTCGAAATCGTCGAGGGCCCGGTAGACCTGTTCGGACTGGGCCAGCGACCCGCCGAGGATCTGCGTCCCGTGGCCGGGGCGGCGGACCGAGTCGACGTGCGTGGCCAGCGCCGAGAGGTACGACTTGCCGCCGCCGCGGGGGCCGACCACCAGCGAGAGCGGCGGCCGGTCGACCAGCCAGTCGGCGAGGAAAAAGGCGGGGGCGCAGTGCCCGTCACACACCGGCGCCGTCGCCAGGCTTACCCCCCAGTGGGCGGCGACCCCGGCGACGTTTCGCAGGCACTTCGGGCTCGTGACCCGGGTCGGCAGCGGCGGCGGCGTCGGGGTTGAGAAGGCGTTCAAGCGTCTCACTCTCCCTGGAGGACTCCTCGTCGTCCGCCGGCTCGCCGAGCCGGCCCTCGACGCGGTCGAGCATCATGGCAAAAAACTTGGGGTTGGCCTTGAGGCACTCCTTGAACCAGACCTTCGCGAGGGCCGCGTCGCCCTTGCCGGCCATGTCGTTGAGCATCTGGATGAACGTTTTCGTGATGCGGCGCCCCTTGGGCCTGCCGCTGGGGTTGCCGGACGTCCCCTTGGGCCAGGGCGGCTTGAGGTGAGGGTTAGGCTTGGGGTTAGGCACACGTCACGGTTCCGCGGTGAAAAAAATCGGTGTTCGCACCAACGTAGGAAATGGTTACGTCTTTTTCACTGTCGCGGCGGGGCGCCGACCGGCCCGAGCCGCCTTTCGATCTCGTCGACCCGGGTTCGGACCCTGGCAAGCTCGTCGAGGGCCCGCTGCCGCTCGCGGCCGACGTCCGCCAGCGCCCGCTCGCGGCCGGCCGTGTACCGCTCTTCCGACGCGACCAGCGCCCGTTCGATCGCCCGCATGTAGAGCTGCGCCGCGACCACGACGGACGCGAGCAGGACGACCGTCAGGAGCCCGACCGCCAGGTTGTCGCGGAAGTCCCTGGTCACGAGCCGCCCCGCATGGCCGCGATCTCCTCGCGCAACCTGGCGACCTCGGCGCGTTCGTCGGCCAGGCGTTGCTCCCATTCCTTCCGCGTGGAATCGATGCGGCCCGTGACGGCCTGTAGCTCCGAGGCGTGCACGGCCCGCAGCCTGTCGACGTCCTGCTGAAATTCATCGGCCTGTTTCTTGATGCGTTTCTCGGCGTCCTGCCAGCGGCCGTAGTTGCCGCCCTCGTCCTGCTTGAGCCGTTCGGCGCGGGCCCGCATGTAGACTTCCAGCGCCTTGCCGCCGACGAAGACCATGCCCAGGGCCGTGAAGACCCACCGCGCCCGCTCACCCACCTGGATGCTGCGGGTGAAGTCCGTGGTCACGTCCAGCGCGGCGTTCACGACGCCCGGGGTGACCTCGCCCGCGGCGCCGGTTGGCGCGGCGCGGGCAGTCGAGGCCGACCACGACAGGGCGCAGCCCAGGCCGAGGGTCAGGAGGGCGACCCGGCGGGGGTGCGGCGGCGTAATGCTGGGGCCGTGGGGTGTCACGGGCGGGCGTCACGCAGTTTTTTCGGGCGGCGCCGCGAGCGGGCTCATCCGGTGGGCGAGGATGAGGGCGCGGGCGATCAGGCCGACGCGGGTGGCGCCGGCGGCGGACTTCGTGTAGGCGGCGGCGTCGTCGCGGAGCTCGGCGAGGACGGCGCCGTAAGAAAAAGCGTGCGCCAGGGCGAATTGCCCGAGCTTCGCGAAGTCGAAGTCGTCGGTGACGGCTTTAAGGACGTCGAAGAGGTGGCCCTGCGCGTCCTGCGCGAGCGACCCCAGGGGGGCCGAGCCGTCAACGACGTCCTGGCGGATTTCCTCGTAGTCCATCGGTTCGGGTTCCCGGGGAGTGGGCGTGGGGGTCGGGGTCCGGCTACCCGGCGCGCCTGGCGAGCAGCCGCCGGCGGAAGAAATAGCCCAGCGGCAGGCCGATCCCGGCCAGGACGAGGGACGACGGTTCCGGCACGGCGGGCGAATAGCCCGGGACCGTCGCGGTGATCCCATCGGCGATGGGCACCGTTCCCGAGGTAAAGAACCTGGCGTCTGTATTCACAATGACCAGGGCTGAAGTCTGGCCGACGCCGACGTTCGCCCCGGGCGAGGAGAAGCCGAAACTGACCACGTTGCCCGCCCCGCTGGAGCGGACGGCGCTCGACGGAACCACCGTACCGGCCAGGAGGCTCGACGTGTTGAACGACACGTCCGTCTGGAACCCGCCGAACGCCGACCCCCCCAGCCTCTCGATGACGGGCGGGTTTCCGTTGACCGTCGACCCGCCCGTCAAGGTCACCCGGTAAACAAAGGTGTAATCCGCGAGTCCGAATGGGTTACCGGAGTACCCGGTCACCGCCCAGGCCGTCGCGGTGCCTTTGATTTCCTCGCCGCCGAGTGCCTGGTCGAAAGCCTCGGGGCCGGTCGTGGCCACGATCGTCGTCCCGGTCAGGGGATCAGACCCGACTCCGGGGGTGACGGAGCCGCCGACGGGGAGGAAGGTGGCGCGGGCCTGGGGGGCGGCCGTCGCGAGGGCGGCGGCCAGGGCGAACACAATCCAGGTCGGTTTCATCGGGACTCGGTCTCCGGGGGAAAAGGGGGAGGGTTCCTACGTTTTCTTGTGCATCGCGGCGACCACGGGGGGCGGGTTAACGGGGCGGTCGGGGTCGTGCGTGGCGGAGCGCATGACGTGCATTTCCTGGCCGGGTATCGCCAGGAGGTACGAACGGATCAGGAGGAACGCGGTGCCGCCGTTGGCCCAGCGTTCGCCCCAGGAGTTGACGACCTGGACGCCGATCTCGTTGCGGGTCGGGAACCACCGCAGGCCGCCCCAGAGCAGGACGTTGTGGTCGGGCTCCGTGGGCCTGCCCAGCAGGAGGCCGTCCGACGTCAATCCGCCCGACTGGAACCCGAGGTCACCCCCGCAGACCACGGCGCTGATCGGCAGCCTGGCCATGACGGTGGCCACGACGTCGGCCGTGGCGGCGGCCACCCCGCGGGTCAGGTCGAGCCGGCCGGCGTACTCGAACCGGAACCGGGACCGGTCGGCCTGGGCCTGGGGAGGCACCTGGGACGGGTGGATCGCGCCGAAGGGCGTGCCGTCGGCCTTGGGTGCGATGCCGCGCTCGGTCATGACCTGGAGGGCCGCGAGGGGGTAGGCGCCCTGGTCGACGCCGTTGCAGATGTCCGGGTAAACGGAGTAGGGGTCGAGCTCCACGTAGGGCGAGCCCTGCATGGCCCGGAGGATCTCGCAGGCCGCGGCGTGGGCGTTCGCGACGCAGGCGGACGTCTGCTTCTGGTCCTTGCGGGGCACCGGCGGCGCGTCGCGGAAGGCCGTGTACTGGACGGCCCTGGCCCGCAGCGGCAGGCGTCCCCGGACCTTCTGGCCGCCGCCCCAGGGCAGTCCCGAGGGGTCGAAATAGTCGTTGGCAAGGGGGTGGTCGGCCGGGCTCGGCCTGAACCCGCGGCCGTGGGGGAGCGTGGACATCGTTTCACTTGGCCCCGGCGCCGCCGGGCGCCAGCGCCGGGGCCTGCCGGCGCGAGTGGGCCTTCGTCAGGGCGGCCAGGTCGGCCACGACCCGGGCGCTGCCGGCCGCCTCGGTCGTCTTCAGGAGTCGGCCCGACTCGTCCAGCCACAGGACCACCGGCAGCGTCCTCCCCTGGACGGACGGTCCGACGTTCATCTCCTTCGCGTACGCCTCGTCCGTGCCCATCGAAATCCAGGTCACGCCGGCGTCCCTGCAGGCCGCCAGCACGGCGGGGTCGATCCGCAGGGACGACTCGGCGTAGTTGGGGTGGCCCTGGCCGCCCTGGAAGACCATGTAGGCGAAGGCGGGTTGCGGCTGAGGCTGCGGGCTCGGACCCGGTGCCGGTTCGGGCCCGGGGGCGGGCCCCGGTTTGGGCGCCGGCTTGCGCTTCCTGGTCCCGACCGTGACCGTGACGGGAGGGCAGCCCTCGGCGTCCTCCGCGGCGGCGTCCGCCTCGGTGACCTCGGCCGCCTTGCCGTCGGGCGCCGGTCTGGGGGTCACCAGGAACGGCCGGAACATCGCCAGCCAGACCGCCAGGGCCAGGGCGGCGAAGGCGGCTACCCCGACCACCACAGCCGTCCTGCGGCTCACGGAGTCATTCCCGAAGGAGGGGCCGGAGCAGGCAAAGGCGTGGGCGTGGGCGTGGGCGTCGGCTCGGGCACGGGGTTGGCCGACCGCAAGGTCTTGAAGGTCAGGAGCTGGACCGCGGGGTCGAACTCGATGGCGGTGATCGTGCCGTCCTCGTCGGGCCCCGTGTAAACCCCGCCGTTCTGCTTGATGTCCTCGCAGAGGGCGTCGTTGTGGCCGCTGAGTTCGGCCGTGGCGGCCTGGATTTTGGCCCGCGCGGCCCCCACGGCGGCGATCAGCTCGGGGGTGGTCCTCGGCGGGTCGGTCACGGGCGGCGTCTCCGCGGCGTCCGAGGTTTCACACAAGGCGCGTGCCGCCGGGTTCGCCTTCGGCCTCGCGGCGGCCGGGGTCGTCGCCGAGCCGCCGGAGCTCGCGGAGCCGGCGGTAGAAGGTCGATTCACTCATTCGCATGAGCCGCCGGACCCGCCGGGGACTCCAGCCCAGCCGCAGCAGCTCGGCCAGGTCGACCAGGTCGGCGGCGTCGGACGGGGGCCGCCGCGGCGCGGCGAGCGTCGTGCTGAGCGTCATACGTCTCCCGTGGGCGGCGGCGCGGGAAAAATTCCCCCCCTATATACTACGTGTGTTCCCGGAAGTGCCAATTCCTTGATGACGCAAGCCGCAACTCGCATACTCGATACCGTTAAAAAATTCCGTAGCTACTGTCAACCGGGAGTGATCGACGATGTCCGTTTTGAGCCACGCGGCCCGGCGCCGGGCACGCAAGCTGGACCCCAGGAAGGGCTGGAAGCGGCTGGTCGTCGACGAGACCGCACGGGGGCCGATGGACGCGGGGACGGCCCGGGCGCTCGTCGCGGCGATGGACGAGGCCGACGAGTTCCGGGAGGCGCAAAGGCGGCGTCACGAGCGGAACTTCACGGACCTCGGTTGCGACCCGGACACGGGCCGGCCGAGGCGGCCGTGGCGGGGGCGTCCCGGGCGGCGGGCGAAGCGGCCCCGGGCGACGCCGCGGCAGGCCCGGCTCTGGATCCTCGCGGCGGTCGCCGGCGGCCGGGCCCGCGGCCCCGGCTGGCGGGTCGTGCTCTGGCACGGGCGGCTCGTAACCGGGGCGCCGGCGTTCGCCTACGGACCGGCGAGGTAGGCCCCGGCGGGTGTCGGAACCGGATTCAGAACCGGAAACCCTACGAATTGTCCGTTCGCGGTCGGAATTTCTGCGCCTCCGTCCGATGCCCATGCGGCGCAAGTCGCTGTCGCACGATAACTTGTGGTGTACAGTATTTCGTGTGAACGCGAGCGTCGCCGTATAAATATAACGGGAGGCGTTTTCGGTTAAGCTTCCCACGGCTAAAGCACGTGGGATTTCCGGCTAAGCCGGAGGGCTTGCCAGTCCTGGGGCCTGCTTAGACAAGGCCCGAGCCCGGATGTTCCGGGCGGCGTTTTGGTCGGCGTGGGCGCGGTGGCCGCACGCCTTGCACACGAATTCGGACTGACTCTTGCGGTTGGACTTCGAGCAATGCCCACACTCCGCACAGATCCGACTGGTGTTCCTGGGGTCCACGGTTTCGACCGGAATACCAGCCAGTTGTGCCTTGTATGCGAGGAAAGCGTAGAGTTGCCCGAACGACCAACCGGAGAGTCGATTGCGGGCGTCAGTGCCCCAAGCCGTGATCCGCTCGCGGATACCCCGGAGATCCTCCAGAGCAACACCGCGATCGGTGCCCTTGGCACTTTCGACGACCCGCTTTGCGATCACGTGATTTTCGTGACGCCTGAATCTAGCTTCCTTTCCGGCGACCCGCCTCAGCTTTTTTTTCGCCCCCTTCGTGTTTCTCCGTTGGAGCCGCTTGCGCTGGAGGTTGTGCTTGCGGCGGACCTTCTCGACGGCTTCTCCGCTGTATTGCACCCCGTCGCTGTCGGTGGCGATGTTGGCCACGCCGAGATCAACCCCGAGGAAGTCGGTCGTCGGGATCGGCGTGCCGTCAGGAACCCTCACCGTCACCAGGAGGAACCACTTGCCGTCCCGCCTCAGCACGAGGTCGGATTGCCCCTTGGCGAGGGTGAACCGCTCGGCCTGGTATTTCCCGATCATGATCGGGATCGTCAGTCGGCCGGGGAGTGTCCAGAGATTTACCTTGTCCAACCCGATGAACCGCAGAACCCGCAAGTCATAGGTGATCGCCGCGTGCTTGCGAAACTTCGGGCGCATCGATTTGTCTCGCTTGTAAGCTTCACAGACGCGGCGGATTACCAGGATGGCGGTCTGGGCCGTGAGGCCGAATTTGTCCCGCAGATCTCGATAGTAGAGGCGTTGGGCCTCGATCCGGTTGGCCAGCTGGCGGCCGAACAACTCGGCCGCCAGCCAGTTGGCCGCCTCGTTAAAACGCTCGACAGTGGCCCGGAGGGACTGGGTCTGCTCGGCGTCGGGCAACAGCCGGATTTGTAGGGTGAGGTCCATACGTGTATCATAGACGGTTTCTATCACACCGGCAAGACCACACACATTCCTCCCACGGCTAAAGCCTGTGGGATTCCTGCTAATTCTCTTTGATGGTGTCGAGGGTAACGCCGCCGGCTTTCTCCATGACGGTCTTTTTAGCCTTTTTCCAGATACCTTCCTCGCGCGACGCGTCGAGGAACTCATGGCCCTCGTGAGTGAGCCCCATCGCCAACCACAACAGGCCGTCGGAGCTTGAGGCGTCGGCGGCCGAGAGCAGGCCCGCCTGAAAGAGCAGCATGATGTGGTAGGAGATTTCCCGCTCACTGTGACCCTCGACTCGGACGTCGACACAGCCGTTGCCGTCGGCCTCAGGGTTCGCTTCCACTTCCAAAAGGATTCGACGGGCAAGATCCAAATCGCGCTTCATGGCCGTCCTCTCGGTCAGGCTGACCGACGCGGGTTACGAGTGCCAAAGGGGCAGGGGGGCGATGCAAGCCTCCAGCTCAGCCCTGCGGCGGCTCTCCGCCCGGTCCGGCCGGACGCGGGGCCTTGACGTTGACCTGAAACCCGGCACCCTCCAGCACGAACGGCTCGCCAGCGGCGGCCGGCGGGCGCAAGACCCCCTGGAACACCACCACGACGTTCCCCGGGCCCGCTTCGTCGATCTGTTTGAGCATCCTGCGGTAGTTCCTGCCGTTGATCCTGGCCCGTACCGTCAGCGCCCCGCCCTCCAGCACCAGGTCGAGGGTCGGCTCGCCGGGCGGGCCGTCGGCCGGCACCAGGTCGCGGGGCAGGGCGTCGGCTGCCAGCGGTACCGTGACCTTCAGGCCGGGGACCCGGATGGTCGCCGTCTTCATCAAAGGCGCCCTCTCTCAACTCGCCAGCGGGCCGGGTTCCACGGGCCGTCGCGCCCGCGGCCCGGGCGTCCGCGCGGCAGCCCGCCGGTGCGGGCCGGGTGAAGGCTATCGCACAAGACATCTGGCCGAGTCACGGCCCCGGGCGTCATGGCCAGGTCAGAGGCCGCGGTAGACGTCGCGGCGGTTGCCGACGTCGACCACGATCACGACCAGGCGCGCGTCTTCGACCTGGTAGATGATCCGGTAGTCACCGGACCTGATCCGGTAGAGGTTGCCGACCCCTTCCAGTTTCTTCGACGATGGAGGGCGGGGGTCGTCCGCCAGGGCGAGGATTCTGGCGTCCACGCGGCGGAGGTCTTTCTTGGGGAGACCGGCCAGGCCGCGCTCCGCGGCGCGGGTCAAGACGATCTCATAGCGAATCGGCTCCGGCCTTGGCGCTGGTCCGCCGCTTTTTCGGCTTCGGCTCATCATTGAGTCCCTGTCGCCGGCGGAACTCGTCGTAGGGGATTCGCTCGTCGGATTCGGCGAGGGCGGCCCGCGCGGCCTCGACGTCGATCCGGTCATCAGCTTCCTCGAGCAACCGCTCGAAAAGCCTGAGGTCCTCGATCGAGATGATCGCCGCGGAGTCTTTGCCCCGTCGGTGAACGATGATGCGATCCCCTTGGTATTCCGCCCGGTTCAAAACCTCGCCCAGTGAGTTTTTCAACTCAACCACGTTGAGGCGCTTCATCCCATGCCTCCTAACGACGTGCATACCTGCACGCCGGCCCCTCGAACCAAACCGCCCGAGGGGCCGTCCATCGAAGCCAGTCCCACCCGGTCTCCTCCGAGGTCCGGGTAACCCCGCGCGGGCTATCCTGCTGGGCCCGCGGCCATTTGCCTCAGTCGTATCATACGTATTTTGGCCATAATGGTCAAATCGGCCGGGCCGCGTTATCGTGGGGGCACAGGAACCGGCGGCGCGTGGCCGTCGCCGGGACTTTCCTCCAACCAAGGTAGGGAAATGAGCGATGAGACCGAGGGCGAGGCCCGCGAGCCCCAGACCGTCGAGGAGGTGATGGCGGTTTTCGGCCTGGACCGGGGCAGCGCCACCGAATACCTGGCGATGACCCGCGGCGAGTTCGACGGCGATTTCGTCGGGGTGGACGACGCCGGCGGGCCGACCGAAGCAGAGATCCACGAGCTGCTGACCGTTGAAGAGGTCATGGCCGTGCTGGGCCTCAACATCGATGACGCCAGGATGTACTTGGCGTTCCAGGCTGGCAGAATCAAGGGCGACTGCGTCGAGGTCGGCCCGGAGACCGTCGAGGAAGTCATGGCCGTGTTCGGGTTCAGCCGGGCCGAGGCCATCGAATACCTGGCCATCGGCCGCGGGGAAAGCCAGGGCGACGTGATCGAACTTCCCGGCCCCGGCGGAGCCGGGGAGGACGAACGCGGCCGTGACGACCAGTGACGTCCGGTCCTATCCGCCCGCCTGCGCCGATTCCGGTGTATCTCCTTCCGGCCCGCCGCACGTCGCGGCGGGCCGCCGGACCTTACACCCGAGAGAGGCACCATGCCCCTGACGCAGCTCTTCGACCTGTTCCGCCGACTCACCGACCTGGCCGTCACCCGACCAATGGCGGCCGTCTTCCTGGCCTTTCTGTTAGTCGCCGCCCTGGCCGCGGTGGTTGCCCTGGCCTGGCTCGGTAGACGGCCGTCGGCGAGTCCCACGGCCCCGCGGAGGGCCCTGAGGTTCGACCGGGCCCACGCGACCCGCCGTCCGCCCTCGCCCCGCCGCCGGGCCCGCCAGGCCCGCGGCTGAGGGCCGAGGCCCCGCCCTCCGGTACGCCCCTCGAGGATCCGAGGGCGGGGCCTCTCGTTGATCCTGAGCTACTTCGTCGGGATCGCCGGCGGTGCGGCGTGGGCCGGGGCGGCCGGTCCTTCGGCGGTCGCGCCGACGTTAACCACGCCAACGTCGATCGACACGCCACGGCTCATTGCGATCAGCAGGCCGACGGCAATGGCCGCCAGCACCAGTACCCATCCTCGGGACTCGCCGGCCGAGCGGGCGTCGTTTATACTGGGCATTCGGGAAGCTCCTGCAGCGGGGCTGACCCCTCTCAGGCCCCGGCGGGGTAGCAGCCCGCCGGGGCCTTGCCGTTCGCGTCAACGACGCGAGATTGACGGCAGGGTTATAAGTTAAAATGTCGGGGACACTGCTCCTCGGCAACCCCCTTTTTCTGGCCGGCGGCCGGCCGGGTGCGGCCGGCCGAACACGGCTGGCGGCCGGCGGTCGATATAGTCGCAAGGGGCGGGAGTTATAGCGGATTCAGATCGTGGCCGGCCGGACCCGAGCCCCGAAGAATTTTTCACGACCGCCCCAAGATTAGGGCGGCCGGCGGCGTCGAGGGCTAAGCCCGATGCGGCCGGCGGTGGTCCCCTCCCGGCCGGCCGACTTTCCCGAAATGGACTCTTTTCGGGAAAGTCTGGCCGGCGTATGATGGACAGACAGCGGCCGGGACGCCACAACCGCCACCCGGCCGGAACGGCCCCAACCACCGAAAGCGGGAAAGTTCCATGAGCAAGGCGAAGGGCAAGCCCGCGGCCAGGGTGGA